TGCCAACAAAGCCGCTCCGACCTTCTTCAAATTAACTGTGAAGCTAATTCTGATATTAAGCATTACTGCTCCTCTCAGTGCGAAAAAGGGCCATTGCTGACCCTCTTACGTACTCAACAGTAGCACAAGCGTTACAGCAGATGTCAAATAGACTAGGAATAAATTAAAAATAATCTTTTAATGTGACAAAACACGCGTAATTATGTTTAATTAGACATACATTTTTTGTGATTTTATACGGAAAACCATTCTACGCAGTGACCTTACTCATATAGAATGGACATATAGTGTCATCAAGTGATATAGCAACAATCATAGCCGCATATACAGGAGTAGCTGTAATAGTGGGCGGGGTAGCCTGGAAACTTTTTAAAAATGCGGTTAACAAGGCGCTAGAAGGAAACTCAGAACCTATAAACGAATTACGCCATAATGGTGGAAGCTCACTTCTTGATGTGGTAAAGCTCCAAATACTTCCTATGGTGACCGAATTACGCACAGACGTTAAAGAGTTGCGTGAGAATCAAATTGTTATTTCAGAAAATGTATCTAAGCTTGAAGGTCGTTTTGAGCAACATGTTGACGAGGCTGAATAACCTGCTAAAGTTATAGCGTGGGATACGCCCACAAAAAAGGAGTACTATGAATAAGCAGTTACAGGCAGCGGCAGCGTCATACGCCCGCACCGCAGTATCAGCAGCCCTTGGTATGTATATGGCAGGGCATACAGACGCTAAGTCTATTGGCTTGGCAGCAGTAGGCGCCGTTGCAGGTCCTTTGCTTCGTGCCTTGAACCCAAAGGATGGCGCATTTGGCGTTGGTGCCTCAAAGTAATTAGTCAGAAACTAGGTGGTCAGCACACGCTGGCCACCTTTTTTCGTCTATACTAAAGGACTAAGAAAGTTCTAGGAGGACTATATGGCAATTAAGTGCGCTAACTGCGATAACAATGCAGACTACACAACTGCCGACCCAGGAGTTAATGCTGTAAATTATTGCGCTGCCTGCCTTCCAGCATGGCTCCGCACCCGTGCATCTGCTGGTCATTTCCCACTTGTCGAGCCAACACCAAAGACAGAAGAGAAGACTTCTAAGAGCTCCGAATGAGAGTGACTAGGGTTAACGCCGTACAAGTACACGCGTTCCCAGATAAAGTCGAATCTCCTAGAGGACCATTTCCTAGAGAGATGTTCCGCGAGCCTGAGATAGTTACTGACTACGAGCCTCAGTATAACGATGATGGCTATGGATTTGAGCCAGGTGCAACTGCTCAAAATAACTTTAGACCACCACGCATCTTGCGTTGTGGAAGTTGTTTTGCACGAGTCAAGGAAGACGAGACTCAGCTACACGTTTGTGAGGAATAATGGCTAAATATAAGAAACCGCAAACGTACTATGAAAAATCAGCAGATAACGCGAATCGGAAACTTAACCTTGCTCTTCGTTCCCAAGAGAGGGTTTACGGAGACTTTGAAGTCTATACGCCTACGGAAGTCCAAGAACAAAGAGAAGTAACCACTTGGTCAGATACTCCAAGAACTGCTCCTACCTCTAATCCCCCACGACCAAGAGCGCTTAAGATTGCTTACAGCGCAGAAGCACAAAAGCTAGTGGTTAGATTTAGAGACGGAACTTGGTGGGAGTACAACGATATCCCTGTAGATATGTGGAATGACCTAAAAGCCAGTAACTCAACAGGACGTTACCTTGCAGGCTCAGGCTTAGACCAACACGATGACATGGGCCCATTCAACCCTGAACAGATGCCCCCAGAAACTAGGGTATTATTTAACTCATAATGAAAACATTCGGGCCACTATACGCGGGTAGCTTGCAGTACTACCATAATCATTTCCTACCTATTGTTGAGGTCGGTACTACTCAAGAAACTGAAGGCAAATACCGAAAAGGCAAATGTCTAGTCTTTAGAGTGCCTTTTACAAAGCCTGGATACTATGCGGGCGTTTTCTACAAAAACCTGTTTACAGAGCATCTAGATGATGATGAAATTGACGCTATTCTTTATGGGGCTATGAAATCAAGAACTGCTTGGACACCAGAGGATGGGTACTACGATGAGACTTTCTAAATCAAAACAAGTGTGGGTTAAACCTTTTTCTGAGAAAGTTGCTAAAAGAGTATCTCGTATCCCTACCTCAGAACTAGAAATGTGGATTGACCAATCCCTTTACGAAATTGGGCGCTGCATGTCTATGTATGGAAGAACCAGAGAACAACGGTACTTAGAAGAGGCACTCACTGGAGGGGAAGCGCTCCACGCAGTTATAGACCAGCTGCACACTCGCGCAACACCACACTCCTGATTGTCCATTTGTCGACAATTGGTGTATGCTAATGCTTGCCTCTATCTTCTCCCGTTGGCATAGGTGAGCCTGGGTTTAATACCCAGGCTTTCCTTTTTACAATAAACTAAGGTTGATATGACTGAGCAAAAATTTTTTGATGAAGACGAAGAGCTTGAGCTTGAAGACGACCTCCCGCCTGAGGAGGAAGAAGAAGAGCTAGACGAGCTCTCTAAAGAGTTTGTACAGAAAGTGATTGACCGCTGCATCCAGTTCATGGATATGCTCGTAGGGCACTCCCTACACCCCTATCAGCTTCCCCTAGCCCGCCGTATCATCGAGTCCGTCCTGATTAATGACGGCGAAGAAGTAACGGCTCTAGCAGCCCGTCAGTCGGGTAAATCAGAGACTATTGCAAACACCGTGGCTACCTTGATGGTCTTGCTCCCACGCCTAGCCAAGATGTACCCAGACCTCCTAGGAAAGTTTAAGGACGGTATCTGGATTGGTATGTTCGCCCCTGTTGAAGGTCAGGTAGAAACGCTATTTGGTCGTACTGTAAACCGCCTTACATCTGAGCGTGCTCAAGAGATTTTAGGCGACCCTGAGATTGATGATTCACTAGGAAAAGTCGCAGGTGTTACTCGCCAGATTAAACTCAAGAACTCTGGCTCATCACTTATTATGATGACCGCTAACCCACGAGCAAAAATTGAATCTAAATCGTTCCATCTCATTGTTATTGACGAGTGCCAAGAGGCAGATGACTTTGTAGTATCTAAATCAATCTCCCCAATGTTGGCGTACTACTCAGGAACTATGGTTAAGACTGGAACACCAACTACACATAAAAACAACTTTTACCGTTCTATCCAGTTAAATAAGCGTAGGCAGACTGGCGCTAAATCTCGACAGAATCATTTTCAATGGGACTACCGAGATGTGTCTAAGTACAACGCTAACTACGGTAAGTTCATAAAGAAAGAGATGCTGCGTATTGGCGAAGACTCTGATGAGTTTCAAATGTCGTATTGCTGTAAGTGGCTTCTTGACCGAGGTATGTTCGTAACATCAAACGTTCTTGATGAACTTGGCGACACTTCACAAGAGGTTGTAAAGGCGTGGCACCGCTCACCCGTAGTTGTCGGTATTGACCCAGCTCGTAAGGTTGACTCGACTGTAGTCACAGTCGTATGGGTAGACTGGGATAGGCCTGATGAGTTTGGCTATTTTGACCATCGAATTCTTAACTGGCTTGAAATCCAAGGAGATGACTGGGAAGACCAGTATTTCCAAATCGTGCAGTTCCTATCCAACTATGACGTCCTTGCCGTAGGTGTGGACGCCAACGGTGTTGGTGACGCAGTGGCTCAACGCCTCAAGCTCTTGCTTCCAAGAGCCGAGGTTCATTCACTAGGCAGTAGTCAGTCAGAGCAGTCAAAGCGTTGGAAGCACCTTAAGGCCTTGATTGACCGTCGTATGGTTGGGTGGCCTGCCCATGCAAAAACTCGCCGTTTGCGTACCTGGAAGCGCTTCTACCAGCAAATGTCTGACCTAGAGACTAAGTTTCAAGGCCCCAACTTCTTGGCACATGCCCCAGACGAGGCGCATGCCCACGATGACTTTGCTGATTCTTTGGCTATTGCATGCTGTCTAACTATGGATTTAACAATGCCGACAGTAGAGCAATCTACAAGCCCCTTCTTTCGCTAATGCTTAAAAAGTTTGGGCTTTAGGGACAAATCGCCGCTATAAAGCGGGAAACTATGTAGTAGGAAAAGGCCTTTCCCTTAATTAACAATTGGAGTCATAATGACAATTGCACCATCACCTCGCGTTCCTGAGCGTCAGGGCCCACAGTACGACCGTAAGATGTCCCCAGCAACACCTGGACAACGTGGACCACTTCGTTTTGAAGAGGGTATCGCAACAGATACAGACGTCCCACAGGAATTCACAAAGGGCGCTATGCAGGGTTACGTTCCTGCAGCTGGTCGTCCAAACCGTAACGCTAACGTGTTCGAGAAGCCAGCTGAAGAGACAATGCGCGAGCGTGCTCACGTAGGTTCAGCAGCATGGGTAGAAGCACCAAACACTCTTTCAGAGTTTGCTAAGGGCGGCTTTGCTGACCACGGCGATAACCGTATCGAAGAGGTTATCCGCAGCGGTTCACATCAGCAACGTCTTAACCCAGCAGTAGTACAAGACTAATTTCGTTCTCGTAACCCTGCCTCTCTTCCACGGGGCAGGGCTTCGAGGTTTCTAAGGAGTAGTAGTGGCCCTCATTCGAGGTAAAGAAGTAAAAGAAAACCCAACACAAACTCCTGCTAATCCACGTCTATACAACATGATTACAACGCAAGCTGGAGCAAAGTTCGTTAAGAACTCCCCAGCCAAAGCCCACTGGATTCACGCCAGATATGTGCAAATGGGCGGAACATTTGTAAAGTCTAAAAAAGAAGTAGACCCACGTATGAGGGATTACGTCCACGAAGCTTTAGAGAAAAAAGAAGAAGAAGCCAAAAAGAGAATCAGTAAGCCAGTAGTTGGCAAGCCTATGGTATACGAGGCAAAACACTAATAGCTATTTACAGATTTATCGACAATTGTGTTAAAGTTAGACATATGTTTTGGGAGGGAAGTAAGTGAGTTCAATTGACTTTTCACCGCCAAGCTACAGGGCGGCGTCAAGCGATTTAACAATCTCCATTTCGCCTCTGGGCTTGGTAGAGCTTGCTGATGAAGAGTTTGAAGTACACGGTCCTCGCCTAAACCGTTACAGCCTTAACTGGGCTATGTATCTAGGCCATCATTATTCTTACCGCCGTCAAGTTGGCGAATCTCAAATTGCGCTTAATTACTATCGCGCTTTCACAGACTTTGTTATTAACTTTACCTTTGGTAAAGGCGTTACCTTTCGTAGTCCTAAAGAAACTGAAGCCATCGTCCCAGACTTGCTTGAGCGTGTTTGGGAAGTTGACAACAATAAGGCCACAGTGCTTTGGGAAATTGGTCAGCAAGGCTCAGTATCTGGTGACTGTTTTATTAAGGTTGCTTATGAAGAGGCTTGGCAAGACACCGCTGGACGCATGCACCCTGGACGAGTTCGTATTCTTCCCCTGAACTCGTCTTTTGCATTTCCAGAGTTTCACCCACACGACCGTGAGCGTCTAATCCGCTTTAAGCTCAAGTATCGTTTCTGGGGCACCTCGTTAGAAGGAACTCGTCAAGTATTCACGTATACCGAAATCTTGACTGATGACATGATTGAGGAATACATCAATGATGAGCTTATTGACTCGCGCCCTAATCCGCTTGGTGTCATTCCTGTTGTTCATATTCCAAATGTTCGTATCAGTGGTTCTCCTTGGGGCCTTAGCGATTGCAATGACATTATTAACATCAATCGCACTTACAACGAAACTGCTACTGACATTGCCGATATTGTTAATTACCATGCCGCGCCAGTTACGGTCATTATTGGAGCAAAAGCTTCACAACTAGAAAAGGGCGCTAATAAGGTATGGGGCGGCCTACCTAAGGATGCTCGTGTAGAAAACCTTGAAGGCGGTTCACAAGGCCTCAAGGGTGCTATGGACTACCTTGCAATGCTCAAGAAGGCAATGCACGAAATGATTGGTGTTCCTGAAACCGCCCTTGGACAAGCACAGCCTATTTCAAATACTTCTGGTGTAGCGCTCTCTATCCAATTCCAGCCTTTGATGAACCGCTATCACCAGAAGATTATTCAGTACGCACACGGCTTAGAGCGTGTCAATGAGCTCATCCTTCTCTCCCTTGCAGTCAAGGAGCCAGATACCTTTATCTGGGACCCAACTACGGATGTAAAGCTCAAGAAGGGTCAGCTAGACCGTCTAGACCCACAAGACCCTCTTACCTACCGTTCATACGTACACTTCCCACAGCCACTCCCTCTTGACAAGCTTATCGCCCTTAACGAAATCCAAAGCCTCCTTTCTCTTGGTTTGGAGTCAAAGGAAGGCGCACTTCGCACACTTGGCGAGGAATTCCCAGCAGAGAAGCTCAACGAAATCCGACAAGAGCTCTTGGATGACGCTACAGCCGATGGCGCACTTAAGCTTCTACAAACCCAAATTGAGACAGAGATTGCTCAACTCACTGGTTCCGCAGTTGGAATGGGTGGAGCACCTCTTATGCAAGGCGCAGCCCCAGGTACACCTGCCCCAGGCAATGGTACCCAGCCTCCAATGCAGCCAGTAGCCCCCGTAATGGATGAGGCTCTTGAGCAAGCGAACATGGGCGAAATGGACTTACGTAACAAGCTAGTTACGGAAGCGTATGGAACTATGTTGCCTCAGCGACGTAATCCAGACGAATATGAAAAGTAAGCGTTTACGCTGACTTTTTCGTAAAGTAAGGCAAAAATAAGAATATAACTGTTAGGTCATATGAGCTCTCACATCGGAAAACGACCCCTAGGACGTAAGGAATAGAACCATGAGTACAGCAGAAAACATGGCAGCTGCCTTTGAGGTAGAAGCCAATACCGCTCCAGTAGTAAATGTGTCTGGCGTTGACGCGCCCACTGTTACTGAAGCACCAACTTCAACTCCAAAGTTTTATACAGAGGATGATTTAGCAAAGGTTCGTTCACAGGAAAAGAGCAAACTCTATCCTGAAATCGAACAGCTAAAGAATGAAGTTGCTTCGCTTAAGAAAGAAAAAGAAGAGAAAGCCGCTCGTAAGGCTGCCGAGGAAGCTGAGAAGCTTGCTAAGAAGGAAGCCAAAGAAAAAGCAAAGCTTGAAGAGGAACTTGATGCCAAGGACCTTATTAAGCTAACTGCTAAAGAGCTGCAGGAGCAGTTGGAGCGTGAGCGTCAGGAGACGCAACGTGCCTTCGCTCTTCTGGAGCGTGAGAGAGCTTTTGCTGAACTCAATAGCTACAAACAAAACTTAATAGAGGCTGAACGAGATAACGTCATGCCACAGCTTTGGAAGTATCTCCAGGGTAATACCCCAGAGGAACTTAACTCAAGCTTGGAAGACCTTAAGGCTCAGACAGCGAGCATTTTTGAAGATGCGATGTCTGCACAACAGGCACAGCGTCAAAGCATGGTTGGAACAAGGGCGACCTTGCCTCCAGCAGGAGCACTGGAAGTTAATTCGGAGAATCGTCAGTTCACCGCCGAAGATATTGCGGCAATGCCTATGAATGAATACGCCAAATATAGAAGTCGTCTCTTGAGCCCAGCGGCACAAGGTAAGACTTCGGGCTTGCTCGGTTAAACCACAACTCATCCCACCCCTTTAGAAAGAGGAACCATTTAAATGGCTTCAGGAATTACAGGTACAGGCAATTTAGCTGCCGCACCTACAGCGTACTCAGGTACAAATACCCAGCTTACACAAGCTATCCAGACCATCTGGTCTAAGGAAATCTTGTTCCAGGCTATGCCAATCCTTCGCTTCGAGCAGTTCGCTGTTAAGAAGACAGAGCTTGGTGTTGCTCCTGGTCTCCAGATTAACTTCATGCGTTACAACAACCTCGGCTTTGCTTCACCGCTCGTCGAAGGTGTTCGTATGCAGACAAACGCTCTCACAGCTCAACAGTTCTCAATCACTGTTGGCGAGCATGGTTATGCTCTCGCTGTTTCAGAGCTTTTGCTCAACGCTTCATTCGATGACGTTATGGCTTCTGCTTCACGTCTTCTTGGTCGTAACATGGCTGTCTATCTTGACCAGCTCTCACGCGACACACTCTATGCAGCTACTTCAACCATCTACGGTGAAGACCGCTCTAACCTCTCAGCTGTAAACAACTGGTACGCAGATGGCACAAAGCCTTCTGGTTCAGGTGCAACAGCTCGTGCAAACATGACTGGTACTTTCAACCTCACAACTCACACCGTTAAGGATGCAGTTGAGACACTCTCAACCAAGAACATCCCACGGTTGGGCGAGACCTACGTTGCTTTCGTGCACCCACACCAAAGCCGTAAGCTTCGTGACAATCCTGAGTTCATTGAAGTAACCAAGTACGCAGCTCCAGGAAACTTCATGCTCGGTGAAATCGGTCGTCTTTACGATTGCGTATTCATTGAGACAACACAGGTTCTCAAGGTTGCTGGCGGTGCTGGTTCAGGTTACTCAGCAGACACAGCAGTTGCTAACCCAACAGTCACACCTGGCGGAGGTTACACAACCCCTGCAACATACACAGGTAACGGCGCTGCAGACCGCTACTCCGCTATCTTCATCGGAGATAACGCATTCGGTCACGCTATCTCACTCCCAGTCGAGCTCCGCGATGGCGGTATCCTTGACTTCGGTCGTGAGCACGCACTTGCTTGGTACTCAATCTTCGGCCTCGGTCTTATCACAGACCAAGCTGTCGTTATTGCAGAAACCAACTAAGCAAAACCCTAGTTTAAAGAGTGGGGGCTTCGGCCCCCACTTTATCTAACCGAGTTACTACATTGGAGAATACAAAAATGGCAACAAAGGCAAAACCAACAGATGTTACTGGCCGTACACGCGAGAAGCTTATGGCTCAGAACCTCGAAGTAATGCAGGAAACAGCAAACTCTATGTCTATGGCTACCGCCGAGGCTCAGATTAAGCTAGAGACAGAAGTGATTGACGCAACAATCCCAGAGCGCCAGACAGTCATTGTCGATGACCCAACTGCTATCGGTAACGATGCAGAGGTTGTAATCCGAGTAATTGAGAACGTTGAGAACATGACTCTAGGCTCAGGAAACAACTATAACTTTAAGGCTGGCCAGAAGTACAAGGTCACAAAGGATGTTGCCCAACATCTTCAGGAAAAAGGTTATCTAGCTGGAGTTATCTAAGCTAAATATCGGTGGAGCAGGCGGCAGCGATGCCGCCTTCTTCGTTTATAGAGACTTTTTTACGATTTACCGACATCATTAGAGCATTACATGTGAGGAGTTTTTGTGGCAAATATTTACGACCTTGCCTCACGGGTTCGCTTAGAACTTGGTGACCAGCCAAAGCAGTTCACGCTTACTTTTACTGGTGATGGTCAGAAGTCAGACTTCCCACTTGCAATCCACCCTATTGACCCTTACACATTAGAGGTCTATGTAAACGGAACTCCTCAAGCAGTAACAACAGGGTACACATTAGAGGCAGATGTTGGCGTAGTCCACTTTGTCCACACCCCAGCGGCTAACTCAGCCATTCTTATTCGTGGCCTTGTCTATCGTTACTTTACAGATGATGATATCTGCCGATTTGTTAACACGGCAGTAGAACAGCACACCTACAACCGTACAAACGGCTTAGGAAGTCAGATGACCATTAACCTCATCCCTGCTGTTGAAGAGTACCCAATTGCTATCCTTGCAACTATTGAGGCGCTTTGGGCACTTGCTACTGACGCATCCTTTGATATTGATATCCAAGCGCCAGACGGTGTGAGCATCCCACGTTCTGAGCGTTATCGCCAACTTACTCAAACAATTCAAAGCCGTTGGGACCAATACAAGCAGCTTTGTGCAGCGCTTAACATTGGCCTTTGGCGTATTGAGATGGGAACTCTGCGTCGTATTTCCCGCACCACTAACAAGCTTGTTCCTGTTTACATGGCTCAAGAAATTGATGACTCTCGTCAGCCAGAGCGTGTTTATATTCAAAATGACCTTTTGGGCCGTACCCCATTCCCAAGCTATGTGCAGGTCGCAGACCTCATCATTTACCAAGGTGACTCTTTCAGCGAAGAGCTCGACTTCCCATTTGATATTACAGGTCTTGAGTGGAAAGCCCAAGTTCGTACTTATCCAAATGCCCCTGCTCTTTATGCAACATTTGACATCACTGTTCTCTCCACCTCAAGCTCGCTCAGCAAGCTTAAGATTTCCCTAGATAAAAACTCTACAGCGTACTTGCCTCCTCGTGCTTTCTGGGATTTGCAAGCCACATCAACCGATGACCCTACCTATGAAAACACGTACTTAAGAGGACAGGTCTTTACCACACAAGAGACCACCCTTGACTAACCAATACTGCCGTTGCGTCGGTTCGTACCACACGTGTGGCCTTCAGAGCATTACTGTGCGCCCACAGATGCCTCCTGCCATCCAAGTAGTCACGGTACAAGGAACTAACCCAACCCCGCCTTCAGTCGTCCTTGTAGGGCAGGGTGGAGCTACTGGGGCCCAGGGCGTGCAGGGTACTCAAGGCACTCAAGGCCCTCAGGGAACCCAAGGTATCTCTGGATTAACGCTTGCAGTCTCTTACCACCATATTCAGGGGTCAGCCTCTAGCGTATGGGAAATCACGCATAACCTAAATTTCTACCCAAATGTCACTACAATGGACTCTGCTGGAGCTATTTGCGAAGGCGAAATACTGCACTTAAATCGGAACACTGTACGGGTCACCTTCACCTCGTCCTTTAGTGGCGAAGCCTACCTATCTTAAGGAGATAGCCAGATGTCCCGTAAATTTTACACACCGATTAGCCTTACTGGTCTTGAGCTTACGAACTTCAAGATTCAGAACCTTGACGCTAACCCAAGCCCATACGGCGCTGGTCATGCGTACTACAACACTGTAGCTAAGGAAATCCGTGTCTATGACGGTACTAACTGGAATGCCGTAGGCGGCTCTATTGAGTACGGTCTTTTTGCAGACCGCCCAGCTGCAGGTAACGCAGGCCGTGTCTATGCTACGACAGACACTCAAACCCTTTATCTTGACAATGGAACTACTTGGCTTCAAATCGGAGCTCCTGGAAACGCCTCGTATGTCAACTCAGTTAGCGGAACCGCTAACCAAATCACTGCATCATCCTCTACAGGAGATGTAACCCTTAGCCTCCCTAATAACGTTAACATTGCAGATAGCCTTACCCTTGGTGGAACTTTTGCAGGAGACTCTGGTTCTATCACCGTACAGACGGCTTCTGGAACAAATGTATTCAAAGTTGATACCTCAACCTCAGTAAATGACCTTTACCACGGGTACTACACGTACACTGCTGCAACTGGAATCGTTAACATCAACGCTCTTGTTAACCTATCCTCCGAAGGTAACTCTGCATCAGGATTTTTGTTTGTCAATCCCAGCCCTATAAGTAGCGGCTCTACTGCTCCAGCACTTCACTTAGAGTCTTCTGGAGACCTTGCACTTCGTGCAGGAGCAGACCCAGCACACGGTGCTAACGGAAACATCATTCTTTACACTGGTTCTACCTCTGGTACTGGTTCAGGTAAAGTCTACATTGGTTGGAACAACGCCCTTGATGCAGGTGGAAATGCTGCTAACCAAGTAGCGACCCTTGGTGATATCACTAACGCTGCTTATATTACGTCTGTTGACTCTAACGTCTTCAATGTTGACACTGGAGAATTAAAACTTAATTCTGTAGTTTCAGCACCTGGCACAGAAGTTCACATTACAAAGCTAGAACTTCATCTGGCTGATGACACCAACCGTGGTGCAGTGCTTGCCCACCCATCTGACGGAAGCCTTACGGTTGCTGCCATTAACCAACTCAACCTTGAGTCACATAACGGAAACATCACCTTTACTCCAGATAACATCGTGGAGTCACAAGGAAACTTCCAAACTGCTAGCGGCTACAACATCACTTCAGGCAACAACCTTTATGTAAAGAACGGCGTATACGTCGGTGGCATAGACACTGCAACAGACGGCTATCTCCATATTATGGACGCAGTTGGTAACAACGACTTTGTTGTAACCGCAAGCGCTGGTGCAGCAACGGTTGACCTACACGGTAACCAGAATTTCTACGCATCTCAAACCGATGGTGGAACACAGTACGGCTCTATTAACTACGATGCCGATAAGAACCTTATTATTGGCGCAAACCAAAATAACCTTGTTCTTCAGTCTGACTCTTCTCACTCTTACATCGGCTCAGTTACTGCTGGAAATCAAATTGCAACAATTTCTGACATCCATAACATTGCGTCAGGCCTCTTTGTACTTGGCTCAGTAATTGCCGCCTCTGATGTAAACATTGACCTTACTATGCCAATTACTACGGTAATTGGTGGCGTTGAACTTAACGCAGGTAACCGTGTACTTGTTAAGTCACAGACAGATGCTACTCAAAATGGTATCTACGTCTTTGACGGCGGAACCAACATGCTTGTTGCCTCTACAGACCCTGAAGACCAGGCTCTTAAGGAAGGCTCTTACACACTCGTAACTGAGGGCACATACGCTGCTCAAGGTTGGATTATCACAGCGTTTACCGCAGGTGCTTCAACATGGACACAGTTCTCTGCTGCTGGAGAGTACACACAGGGCAACGGAATCAGCATCGCTTCTGGTGTTATCTCCGCAGTTGTTCAAGGCACTCAAGGCATGGCGCTTACCTCAAGCGGTATTGCCGTAAACGCTGGTACAGGCCTTGAGTTCAATGGTGACACGGGTGCCCTCCAAGTAAGCGGCTACACATCCCTTGCTAAGAAGTACGCAGCAACAATTGGTGATGCTGTTACTACCTCTTTTGACGTCATACACGATTTTGGAACACAGGATGTTCAGGTAACAATCTACGACACATCTACGTATGAAGAAGTTTTTGCTGACGTAATCCACGCAAATACCTCAAAAGTTACTGTAAACTTTGCCGTAGCACCAGGAGTAGGCGCATTCCGTGTAGTAGTAGTTGGCTAACAACCAGTAAAGGGCGTACATGAGCCGTAGGTTTTTAACACCTCTTAACGTACTGCATTTGGCCTCTGCGCCAACCAGTCCGTCTATTGGTGACGTCTATTTCAATACGGTTGATAACACCCTCTATACATGGGATGGCGCTGAGTGGGTTGGTACTGGCTCTGGGGCACAAGGCGTACAAGGTACGCAAGGGCTACAGGGCGCTGATGGTGCTCAAGGTGCTGCTGGCTACGTAGGCTCTGATGGAGCACAAGGTGCCCAAGGTTTACAGGGCGCTGATGGTGCTCAAGGAAACGATGGCGCACAAGGCCTTCAGGGAGCTGATGGACAAGGGTTTTCTTTCAAAGGAGACTACAGCGACTCTTACGCGTACTACCACATTGGGGATACGGTCTCCTATTTGGGCAGCATGTACGTCTGTTATGCAGGTAGCGGACTACAAGGGATTGACCCAACCAATACCGATTACTGGCAATTAGTTGCAGCACAAGGAACTCAAGGTCTACAAGGTACTTCAGGAAATGACGGCGCACAGGGAACTGATGGAACTCAAGGCACACAGGGACTTCAAGGCGTTCAAGGCCTACAAGGTAATGATGGCGCTCAGGGCGTACAAGGAGTTCAAGGCTTTCAAGGTACTCAGGGCGTTGTAGGCTCACAAGGTGCCGAAGGTAACCAGGGCACTCATGGTGCAACTGGGTCTCAAGGCGCACAAGGACTAGCTGGCTCAAACGGCGCACAGGGAACCACAGGTACTCAAGGTGCTATCGGTGACACTGGCTCACAGGGCGTACAGGGCTACACAGGCTCTAAGGGCGATACGGGTTCCCAAGGTACTCAAGGTGTACAAGGAAACACTGGTACTCAGGGCACTACAGGTACGCAGGGCGCAACTGGAAGCCAAGGCACCACTGGAACTCAGGGCGCTATTGGCGATACTGGCTCACAAGGTGTTCAGGGGTATGTAGGTTCACAAGGAACAACTGGCTCTCAGGGCACTCAAGGAACACAGGGTGTTCAAGGTATTCAAGGACATCAAGGCACCACAGGCTCTCAAGGTACAACGGGCAGTCAAGGTGTACAGGGAACTCAAGGTACTCAAGGAAACGTTGGCTCTCAAGGAGCTACGGGCGCACAAGGTACTCAAGGAATTCAGGGCAACACAGGTACTCAAGGCGTACAAGGAGTGCAAGGAACACAGGGCACAACTGGTTCTCAAGGAGTGCAGGGCACTCAAGGTGTTCAAGGTAATACTGGTGCTCAAGGAACCCAGGGAACCCAAGGTATTCAGGGTATTCAAGGAGCTGCTTCTAGTCAAAACGCTCACCAATCTGTAGAAGCTGTTCAAGCATCACCACTAGGAAATGGTGCTACCTACTACAACGGTTCTGCTGATGCAGAAAACGGAACTGGTGTTGGTGCTTATATTCTTGCGTCTTCTAATGGAACGCTCTCGGTAGATGGCTATACAACTCCGTATCTTGCTGTTGGTGACCGCATTCTTATTGCAGGTCAAGTAGCGCAAATTCAAAATGGTGTTTATACAGTTACTCAAACAGGTAGCTCTTCAACTCCATGGAAGTTGACTCGTGCTACTGACTATGACAACCATCTTACAGGACAAGTAGAAGAGGGTGACTGGGTATTCGTCACAGACGGAACTACCTACGGTGGAACAGCGTGGATTCAAATTGGCAACGGCTCTAACTCTGATGGTAGCATCCGTATTGGAACTGACAACATCCACTTTACTCAAACCTCTGGCGTAGGTGCTCAAGGTGCAACTGGCGCACAAGGTGCTGGTGGAACTATTGCTTACTACGGCTCTTTCTACGATACTACTAACCAAACTGTTGCAAATACCACAACTGCTTATGCAATCAGTATTAACAACACCTATGAAGCATTTGGCGTAACAAATGACTCAGGTACGGGGATTGTCTTCCAACATGCTGGAACATACAGCATCACTATCTCTATTCAGTTAGTTAATACGTCTAGCTCTATTTATAACGCAAATATGTGGTTGCGTCTTAACGGTACGGATGTCCCATACTCAACCAGTCAAATGACGGTTCCAAATAAACACGGTTCTGCTAACGGACAAACAATTGAAACTGTTAACTACGTCTTTACTGTTGCTGCAAATGATGAAATTCAGTTCATGTGGCAGGCAGAAAGCACAGCAGTATCTATTGAAACAATTGCTGCGGGTACAACTCCAACAACCCCAATTACTCCTGGAATTATCCTTACTGCTACTCAAGTTGCTTATGCAATTCAAGGAACCCAAGGACTTCAAGGTATTCAAGGTACGACTGGTTCTCAAGGAACAACAGGCGCTCAGGGAACACAGGGTGTTCAGGGAACCACAGGAAACCAAGGTACAACGGGTACTCAAGGCTCTACTGGTGCTCAGGGTACGACTGGCGCACAAGGAACAACTGGAGACCAGGGTACGCAAGGAACCACGGGTTCTCAGGGTACAACGGGTGCACAAGGTACGACAGGTAGCCAAGGCACACAAGGTACTCAGGGAATTACAGGCTCACAAGGAACCACGGGTACCCAAGGAACCACTGGTTCTACTGGTTCACAGGGAACTCAAGGCGCTACAGGCTCTACAGGTCTTCAAGGATTTACAGGCTCCCAAGGAGCTACGGGCTCTCAAGGCTCAACAGGAGCACAGGGAACTACGGGTTCACAGGGCACTACAGGTAGTCAGGGTTCTACTGGGGCACAGGGAACAACAGGCGCTCAAGGTACCCAAGGTACCCAGGGCTCTATTGGCTCTCAAGGTGCTCAAGGCTACACAGGAAGCCAAGGCTCCACTGGTGCACAAGGAACTACTGGCGCACAGGGAACACAAGGCACCCAAGGTATCCAAGGTATCCAGGGCCTTAACGGCGGTCAGCTAACTGCTACTAGCTACACAACTAACGGAAGACTGGCTAACGACCAAACGGTCACTGCTGGTGCGGATGCGTTAATTGCTTTTGTTGATGACTTTGACCCCCAAGGTTGGTACGACCCAACAGCAAAAAGATTTACGCCAACTATCGCTGGTTATTACCTTATTAACTTTGATGCTTGGTGGGCAACGGGTGCACTTAGCAGCGCCCAAACTAATACTCAGGTAAGAAAAAATGGCAGCACAATCGCCATCTATCAAACCTCTGTGTCCACCGCTAATGGGTACACACAAGGTGGCTCTAAAGTTGTTTACCTTAATGGCTCTACCGATTACGTAGACTTCACTGCCTACACCAGTAACACCACTTCGCAGACTCTGCAATGGGGTGGCAACACTAACGGTCAGGGAACCTACTTTTCAGCAACCCTTATCACCAGCGGAACTGTACAAGGTACACAAGGAACAACAGGAAGCCAAGGAACTACGGGCGCTCAAGGAACCACGGGTACCCAAGGAGCAACTGGCTCTCAGGGAATTCAAGGCTACACAGGTGCACAAGGCGCTACTGGTACTCAAGGAGCTACAGGTGCTCAAGGAGCAACTGGTGCTCAAGGTACTCAGGGATTGCAGGGAACTCAAGGTATCCAGAGCCCTCAAGGAGTTCAAGGTACTCAAGGAACTCAAGGTCTACAGGGAACTCAAGGTATTCAAAGCCCACAAGGTGTACAGGGTGCACAGGGTTCAACAGGAGCAACTGCTGCAGACCCTACGGTAACCATCCTCTTGTTTGGTGGTATGTAGGATAAACTTACACCATGAATTTGGTGCAAGTAGCAGTATCACGAGGAGGAAAGCTATCTCCTCTTATAATTCCTGCTGAGGCTACTGGTGGCACAGGTTTGATGAACCCATCTATCTTTATAGATGAAGACGGGGACATCCTGTGTATTGTGCGCCACATCAACTACACCCTTTACCACTCTGAACATGACCAGAGGTTTCCTAGTATTTGGGGGCCGCTTCATTATGCTCATCCTGAGCAAGACCCTCGTTTAGTAACCACCAACTACTTATGTCGTTTAGATGAGGACTTAAACGTCACTAACTACACAAAGATTGACACCTCTGCTTTAGATGTTCCTGCTGTGTGGGAATTCGTAGGAGAAGAAGATGCTCGTCTCGTTAAGTGGGACGGCAAGTACTACGCTATTGGAGTTCGCAGAGATACCACCACTACAGGTATTGGGCGTATGGAGCTCTCAGAGATTGAACTTGATAAGGCAGTGTGGACTGCTAAAGAGGTATCTCGTATCCGTATTCCAGAGCCTATCCCAGAGGTAGAGGCTAACGCATACTGCTCTAAGAACTGGATGCCTATACTAGATAAGCAGTTTCACTTTATTAAATGGTCTTACCCTACCGAGGTAGTCCAAGCCTTCCCTGATTTGCCAGCTCGCTCAACACAAACATCTTTGATTTACGGCCTAATCCCGCCTACAGACCAGCGTGGGGGCTCTCAGGTAATCAGGTGGAAGGGCAAGTACATCGCTATTACTCACGAGGTGGTTCTGTACAAGAACTACCTAGGGCAGAAGAACGGCAAGTACCGTCACCGTGTAGCGGTCTGGGACGATAGCTTCACACTTATCGGTCTATCTAAAGAGAACTTCTCGTTCCTTGATGCCCAGATTGAGTTCTGCGTAGGCGCAGCGATACTAGGCTCTGACCTAGTTCTTACCTTTGGATACTCAGACAATGCTGCTTTTGCTTTACAAGTTCCAGAGGCTGTGGTGGATGAAATGGTAGAAGAGGCGCTTAATTATGGCAATTGAGAACTTAGTAAAACGACTAGCAGAGTCTCCTTTTGACCCCGTACTCAGTGTCAAAATTGCACAAGAGTATGAGGAGATTGGCCAAACCGCCTCCGCTATCTCCTTTTATCTGCGTGCTGCTGAGTACGGATATGAGACCCATCCAGAGTATGTATACGCCTCGTTACTAAAGTCTGCCAAGTGTTTTGAGCACCAGGCCTATCGTGAGTCCACTGTGATGAACCTTTTGCTTAAAGCACTAGCGTATTTGCCACAAAGACCTGAGGCATGGTTCCTTCTATCTCAAAAACTTGAAAGAGAGAAGAAGTGGCAAGAGTGCTACACACATGCTGAGGTTGGCCTATCTGTAGCTAACAAGCGCCTTAGCCCCCTTCCTGTAGATGTGGGCTACCCAGGAACGTATGGCTTGGAATTTGAGAAGGCTGTAAGCGCATGGTGGGTAGGTCGTAAAGATGAATCCGTACAGGTATTCACTGAGATACTTGGCAAGGAAATCTCCCACGAGTACCACACCGCGATTATCAACAACCTATCTCTATTTGAGAACTACGACGCCTTTGACCCACTAGAACCTGTGGTCACTAACTACCGAAAGTTCTTTGGAGAACGAGCCCCTATTGTTATTGATATTGGCACACGTGATGGAGATGATGCCTACTACCTTTATAAGAACCTTAAGAGCACCACGGTAATCGCTGTGGATGCTAGTGAGGAGGCTGTGGCCCTTACTCGCTCTAAGTACCCTTGGATGTCAGTTGTCTTTGGAGCTATCACCCATGAAGATGGGCAGACCGAGTTCCACGTAGTAAATAGCGATAATAAAGAAGTTGTTGGTACTTCCTCTATTTTCAATAAGGATAGGTCTATTGACCCCGCCCCTGAGTATTACGAGGGGAAGCTTACAAAGATAGTAGTGCCATCTCTACGGATGGACACCCTCTTATCAAATCTGGGAGTCACTGGTACAATTGATGTTATCAAGGTAGACACCGAAGGCTATAGCTGGCAGGTGCTCCAAGGATTTGGCGAAAGACTCAAAGACGTAAAGATGCTCCACCTAGAGACTGAGCGGACAGCTGTCCATGATGACCATAGGACCACTGAAGAGGTCGTGGAGTTCATGGTCCAAAATGGCTTTGCCCTTGTGGATACCTCGTTTGAGTGGGGTTGGAATATCCAAGACCAGATATGGGTCAATCCCAGCCTAGTAACCAGGAACGCTGACTGTTTTAACCCACCCATTTACCCTTACAAAGAGGGTTCTAATGGGGATAATTTGATACGTCCCCTTTAAAGGAGTTCTCCACGTATGGCAACCTCATATTTAACCCTAGGCCAACAGACACCAGCAGGCTCTAACGCAGACCTTTACACTGCAGCAGCGGCTACCGTGGTATCAACAATCGCCGCTTGTAACACTACTGCTTCAGCAGCCACAGCGACGGTCTACGTTCGTGTTGCCGCAGCCTCAGCAACTACAGCTAACGCCCTTGTTTACCAACAAACAGTTCCAGCGTACAGCACATCGACCTGGACTCTTGGCGTTACTTTGGCTTCAACTGACAAGATTACAGTTGCCTCTGGTACATCAGGCGCAATTACCTTCCACGCATTTGGAAGCACTATCGCATAATGGCACAGAATACGGGCGCAGGCCAACACTTTAATACCGACAACCTCGTTGGTAGCCGCATGTTTATTGGTACAACAACGCCGTCGTACCCTGTAACAGGTGATGTGTGGATTGATAACTCGCTTGCTACAACAGGTATCCAAGGTGCTCAAGGGTTGCAGGGAACTCAAGGAACAACAGGTGCTCAAGGTGCCCAAGGCTTACAGGGAACCCAAGGAAGCACTTACACAGCTCCAACTATTGGTACTACCACTATATCGTCTGGTTCAACTGTTTCAACTATTTCAGGCGTTGCACTTGCTTACCCTTTTGAGAACATCTACATCAACGCAGTTGCGCTAACCACTTCAGGCTACACAGCTTACGTTTCAACCAACACATCTGTTCACTACTTAACAAGCAACGCCACTGGTAACGGAACACTCAACATCTCATACGCTTCAGGTACGACGTTGAACTCCATTATGACAACAGGCGAAACAATGACGTTTGTTCTTCTTGTAACAAATGGCTCAACAGCCTACTACCCAAATGCTTACCAAGTAGACGGAACAACATCAGGCGTCACTGTTAAGTGGTCTGGTGGAACGGCTCCATCTTCTGGAAACGCATCAGGCGTTGATATGTACCAGTTCAACGTATTAAAGACAGGCTCTGCTGCATTCACGGTGTTCGCATCAGGCCCAATTAAGTACGCATAAGGAGACCTCATGCCATTATTCTCACCCATCGCTGCACCAGGAACTGGTAAAGCCACTATAACTGCTACTACTGGTTCTCCTACTGTTGACTCTTCTACTCGTGCTGGTAAGACCATCTATAAGTTTACTGGCTCTGGTTCAATCACTGTGGGTACTGCAGGAACTGCTGAAGTACTTGTAGTAGGTGGTGGTGGAGGTGGTGGTTCAGGGGTTAACACTAGCCCTGGAGGTGGTGGCGGTGGAGGTGGGTACATTTATAGCACCTCTGCGTACCTAAGCGCTGGAGCCTTGACTGTTCAGGTAGGTGCAGGTGGGTCAGGGTTAGCAACAAACACAAACGCATCAGCGATTCTTTCTGTGCCACAAATTATTGCAATGGGTGGAGGACAAGGTAGCGGATTCTTGTCTAACGGAACCACTAATGGGGGTTCGGGTGGTTACACAGGGTCAGCGTTATTTAGCCAAGGAAACAATGGGGGAGCATCTAGCTCTTATGGAGGTTCTGGTGGAGGCGCTAGCGCAGCTGGAACTTCCTCTACTTCTTCTGTTCCTGCCGTAGGTGGGGCTGGGTCTGCCAACTCAATTACTGGGTCTTCCGTTACCTACGCTGGTGGTGGAGGTTCAGGAGGGTCATCTGGTGGGCCTACTGGCGCTAACGGTGGCGCTGGAGGTGGAGGAAAGGGCGGAAACGAAGGAACTTCTTCAGGAACTGGAGGTTCAAATGGAACTACTAACACAGGTGGCGGTGGCGGTGGTGGAGGAACCGACCTTCAAGGAGTCAACAACTCTTACGCTGGTGGTACTGGCGGTTCAGGTTACGTTGTAGTGGTGATTGGATAACGCATGGCACATTTTGCAAAATTAGAAAACAATATTGTTACTCAAGTAATCGTGGTTAATAACGAAGTTATTGAGAATAAGAACTTCCCTGAATCAGAGCCTATTGGCGTTGCCTTCTGCAAATCTCTCTATGGAGAAGATACCGAATGGAAGCAGACCTCGTATAACAACAACTTCCGTGGTCGTTATGCTGGAGCTGGGTTCACTTACGACCCAGTTAAAGATGAATTTGTTGCCCCTGAAATAACAGCATAGAACTGAGAGAATACTAACTATGTCAGTCAAAAGATGGAATGGCACATCCTGGGATGTGTACGCAGGCCTAGGTGCTCAAGGCACTACGGGTGCCCAAGGCACAACAGGAGCACAAGGCACCACGGGAACACAAGGCGCCACAGGTACACAGGGTGCCCAAGGAACTGCAGGCTCTTCCCCTACAGTGTGGACTACAGTTCAGCTTACTGGAACTGGTGGAAGTCTTGCTGCTCGTAGCCAATACTTTGTCAACACTACTGGTACAGCACTAACTCTGACTTTGCCATCAACCCCGTCTCAGGGTGATGAAATCCGTGTCTTTGATGCAAATGGACAATCAGCAAACTTTAACCTAACTATTGCCCCATCAGGTAGCACTGGATTTAACTATATTCATGGCTCTAACCAAAACTTCGTGATTGACGTCGCTTATGGTGCTGCCACCCTTATCTTTACTGGAACTAGCTATGGATGGAAGGTCGCTTAAATGACAGTTACGTTATCCTCTTTGGGAGGAAAGACACGCTTTGTAGTAACTCTTACCTCTGGTACTTCCTGGACTGTCCCTACAGGTGTAACCGCTGTTAACGCTACCCTTCAAGGTGGCGGTGGAGGTGGGGGTGCTTCTAGACAAACTGGTTCCTCAAACGTATAC